GTTCCACCATCACCATCATCCACATACAAGTTAAATGTTTCTGCCGCTCCTGCCGTTTCACACATCGAAATTGATAGAACAGTATAAGTTTTTCCACTCGCCCCATCTATCAGTTTAGTTTCTGAATTTGAACAGGTAGGTTTTAACGCTACTTTTAATACTTCACTTGCCATATTTCCTCCTTAAAATCCTAATACCATTGCTTTTCCTGTACTTGAAAATGTATGGTTCATACTAGAATCCAAGTTTACAGTATTACCGGAAATGGTTAAATCAGTACCATCTCCCTCAATTTTCTCTCCATCATCACCGAATGTCACTCCAACGCCTGACGGTATGTTCACATCCGAAGTTGCTGTCAAGTTAATGTCAGCGCCGGATGTAACCGTTAAATCTGTACTGTTTCCTTCAATCTTTTCTCCACTGCCAAATGTTATTCCTACTTCTGCTGGAATGACAACATCCGCAACGGCTGTCAAGTTGATGTTATTACCGGCTATGGTTAAATCAGTGCCATCGCCTTCTATTTTCTCCCCATCATTGCCGAATGTTACTCCAACGCCTGACGGTATGTTCACGTCCGCAACGGCTGTTAAATTAATGTTATTGCCAGCAATTGTTAAATCTGTTCCGTCTCCTTCAATCTTTTCACCGTCATCTCCAAAAGTGACTCCAACGCCTGATGGTATGTTTACATCCGCGGTTGCTGTCAAGTTAATGTCAGCGCCTGACGTAACCGTTAAATCCGTGCTATTTCCTTCAATCTTTTCACCACTGCCAAATGTTATTCCTACATCTGCTGGAATGACAACGTCTGATGTTGCCGTTAAGTTGATCTTGGCGCCTGACGCTATGGTTAAGTCAGTTGCATCACCACTTATATATTCGCCACCTTCATCTTTAAAGTATAATTTCTTCGTGCTGTCCATGACGAGATCATCTTCCACTTTGAAAGAATCTTCGTCTTCCATCCATGTAATGACACCATCACTCGTTTCCCCATCAAACTTTAGGGAATAGTCAATGCCTGCTGCGCCTGTTCCAAGAATTAAATCATTACTTGCATCAAGAAATGGTACTTTACTTGCCGGCAAGGTACAAAATACATCCTTCGTGCCAGCACTGAAATCAGTGGCAGAATCACTGTTTGAACTTGAAATGACCGTTGTTCTTGCCAGTGTGTCCGTAGACGCATCGGTTATGGTTCCAAGACCAACTTCCCATTCGTCTTCGTCACGATTGACAATGGCATAATAAGTTGTATTGCCATCACCAATTCCCGCAACAAATGTCTCGAATGATGAAACAGCACCGCTTAAATTAAGCGTGCCTGTTCCTGTTGTTGTCGAGGTTTCCTTGACTCTATCGTTTAGCTTTAAAGCCATATATTATCTCCTACGCCAATCTTAGAATAGCATTACTTGAGTCAGCAGCTGGAAATTGAATTGTAAACGTTCCACTTGTTGATGTCTTATCGCCACCAAAGTCCAATACGCATACTGCCTTGTTAGATTCATCACTATTATAAATCAGTGCTGCACGTGCTGTAATTGTCGCTGATGTAAAAGATATATCAGCGAAGTCAGTAAGAGCAGTCGTTCCACTTGTTGTTGGTGTTACATTTGTCAATGATCCTCCTCCAGCCGTATAAGTTCCTGAATTAGAAACTTCATTTGTAGCGGAATAGGCAGTTGTTGAAGCACTTAGAGTAGCTGAACTTGAATACAATGCAATTTTAAATGTATCACCCGTAGTCGCTGTAAAGTTATGCGTTCCAACGAGCAATTCCTGTTTAAAGCTTGTGCAAACAGCTTGGGTTATTGCCATTTTATATCCTCCTATGGATTATGTGATTGCAAAGGCGTTCGTAGCGCCCCGTGCATATATTCGTCTCTTCGGTGCCTTCCTTGCTGTTCGATCATCAACTCCTGAATGGCACGTTGATATGATTGTTCATATAATTGCAGCATTTCCGCTGGTCCCTTCAAGAATTTGAAGGCTTCTGCAAGACATCCATAAAGCAATGCCACCGGGGCATTATTCCCCAACCATGAGGTTGTATTGGAACTGGATAGTCTTGTTGGTAATCTCGTAATTCCCAGCTCTACATATAACGCAGAACTAGGGGTTGGCGCAAGATAAATCGTATTTTCATCCCACCATGCCCAATATTTTGGTGTTCCTGTATCCGTCCTTATTGGCCAATATTCATTCATGAAACTGACATCGCGTTGCTCCAGGAAATCCCTTGCAGAGGAAGTTGAAGCATAGACCATGACCGTTCGTATCGTCGCCAAAGATGTTGGCTCTGGTGTCGTTCCGCCAGGCAATGACAGAAATGGACTGTCCGCCGTTAATGTTGAATTTTGATGCGACTTAAATGCATCCAAGTCAAGATCCCTTAACAGGCGATTTTCCGTATGCTCAATGAAATCATCCGTTCGTGTTGAGGTCAGCACATCCGTGCTTACTTCCGTGTAATCCAATATTTGCTGTGTTAATTCTGCGTATGTTGTCATGATGTGCTCACTGATACTGTTCCAACTGATGTTCCAACAATAGGCGCTTTATTTTTTTCTACCTGCATTGTATCATTATGATCAAAAAATCCCTGTCCACCCACAAAAACAGTCATTGGTTCTTTTCTAGAAGGACGGACATCTTTCAAGCTCTGCGCGTCGGATGTATGCTTGCTTCTCTCCAATTGAGGATGCTTTGCCTCGAATTCCGATGAATGAACAAATGATCCGTTCCATTCCTTAATCATTTCCTTGTAGGGAAATTCTCTTCCGCTTCTGTCCGAAATCGCTTTAGCGTATTTTCCTGTCGCGTGCGCCATTAAATGACTCCCCTTTCAGGTATGGCATAGAAGCTGGAACGCGGCCTGTCTTCTTCTGAAGCACGCTGCCATTCCTCTTCATACAATTGTTTGAGCAAAGGTGTTCTTTCTGGTGATTTTTTCAAGGACACATAATAAGCCATTCCGGCTGTTAAACACGGGAGGAAACGTGTAGGAACATCCAACTCATCTTCATAATCACCTGCATCTTGTATTTTTGTCAGGCCCCAATACTTGAATGTATCAGCGGCATTGGGCGTTGGATAAAGATATAATGTTGGAGTGGACTGGCCACGCAATAAATAATATTGTGTCGGGACAGCCTCTGTTGATTTTTTTGAAATGTTTAAATACTCGGCACGGCTGATTCGATCGACTTCCATATCGACTGTTGTATCTGAAGCCTTATAAACCACTGCTTCCAATATATCGATAAGATCAGAATCAAGCGTATAGCTTGTTGTACTTGCTGTTAATGTTTGTGTACGTAGTTCAACGGTCCACAGGTTAATGCCCCTGTTAGCCCATTCCGCCAACAGAAGGTTCAAGGACCGTCTTGCTGATTTTAAGTCATAGCCCGAGCGCGCGTGTAATCCGCATCGCTCAAAAGCTTCCTGTATGACGTCATCAACATCCAGATCAAAAGCGTTAGTGCCTGAAAGTGCCATTTAGGTTACCCTTTTTTCGTTTTCTTTACGGAACCACCTTTATTGTATTTTTTTACGGAACCACCTTGTTTATAAATCTTTTTCTTTGGGGGTCTTCCTTTTTTACTTCCGTATGTTCCTGGACCTTGTGGCATTTTGCCTCCTTTTGATATTTGTTTAGGTATCGAGGATCTCGATATCATTTATTAGTATGATTTTCTTAACTGTAATACAACAGTATAGTGGTCATGATTTGTATGACCATGAGTCGTTAAATCAATATTACCGTCATATCCAGATGCTAATGTATTTTTAATACCACCAAATGATCTAAAATCCATGTGACCTGAAACATTTCCTGCTGCTGCGCTTCCGCCTACAACTGCTGCCACAACATTTGTTGTCGCATTCCATTCCAAAGCTACGCGCATACCACCAATATCGTACCAAATTTGTTCAATAGTGGCAAGTGCGGGAGTTAATCCGGCATTGCTTGCCGCTAAAGCAGATATATCTACTTTTTCAACTGAACTTTCTCCAGTACCATCCGATATGTTTGTGAATTTTACGACAGCGATTCTATCGCCATCAGCTAAAGTTTGACTTGTTACGGCATCTGCCATTTTTTCCTCCTATTGGAGAGAGGGGGTTTTCACCCCCGCTCCGTTAAAGTTTATTATTCGTAAACGTTTCTACTTATTGCTGTGTAGTGCACATTAAGTACTTCAGCCGCTCCTGCGCCGTTTTCAATTCCGATGTATGGAATTAAATTAAC